TTAAGCGTCACCGGGATGGTGGTGACGGTCGAATCGGAGTTGGCGGTGTAGTCACCGGCGAAATCGCTCGACCCGGACGGTGCGCCGATCAGCGGCACGCGCACGGTGTCGCCCTTGTCCGCCTGTTGCGGGCCGAAATTGGTGGAAAACGAGGTGACGGGCATCAGGTTCGCGGTGAAGGGCATGAGCGCCTTCTGGGCGACCTTGATGTCTTTGACGTTGGTGAGGGTGTTGGACATGGTGTGTTAGGCTTGGTGTTGAATGGCTGGCTGGATCAGGCTTGGTGCTTGAGGATGAGGGCTTGTTGTTCGGGGGTGAGCTTGCGCCAGAAGAGGGTCTGGGCGGCCGGGTCGGTGATGGCGGCGAACTGCGCGTGGAGTTCGGCGGCCTGCGGTTGGTCACCCGCGGGAGTGACGCGGGCCGGCAGCGTGGTGCCGGTGGAGGCGACTACGCGGGCGACCTCGGTCTGGACGCGGGTGTCGAAATCCGCCTGCGACGCCTGGAGCGTGGTGACGCGGGATTGCAGGGCGGTGGCGTTGCCGATAGCGGTGTCGCGCTCGGCTTTGAGCGTCTCGACCTCGGCGGCGAGGATTGCGGTTTGGCCGCGCAGCGATTCGGCGTCGGCCGTCGCTTCGTTGAGCAGTTCGGTTTGCGCCTGGTGGTCGCGTTGCAGTGCTTCCAGTTGGGCCTTGGTTTGGGCGAGGATGTCTTCGGGTGCGTTCATCACCCGTGATTTCGTGTCAACCGTCGCATGGAAAACGCGGAGGCGGCGCATGGCTTCGGCACGGTCCGGGACCATCCCCGCGATGTTGAACCGCTGGGCCTGTTTGCCGCTGAAGGTTTGACCCTCCATGGCCTCTGCCGGGATGGACCGCTTTTTGGCGAGCACGGCCGCATGGAACTCTCCGGCGATCTCGGCGAGGTTGGAATTGATAAGGTCCCGCTGGTCGTCGGTTAGGGGCGTGCCGGGTGCGCCGATGGATTTGTATTTGCCGACCGCGAACACTTCCACTTTGATCCCCTCGCTGGCTAGCGCGGCGGAATCGTCGATCACGGCCTGCACCACGCCGATGGAGCCAACCTGGGCGGAGGGCGTGGCGTAGATGGCGCTGGCCTGGGAGGCGATCCAGTAGGCCGCCGAGCACATGAGTCCGGACGAAAACGCATACACCGGCTTGTTTTCGTTGATCGTCTTGACGGCGGCGGCAAGTTCGGGGGTGCCAGCCACCGTGCCGCCGGGCGAGTCGATGTCGAGGAACACCGCCTTGATGTCGTCGCGCTGGCTTGCCTCGGTCAGCGCCGCGCCGATCTCATCGGAACCAACGGCACCCATCAGCACGCGGGCGAAGAGGTCGGGTTTGCGGAGGATCGGTCCCTCGATGGACACGATGCCGACACCATTATCGACCCTGAGCAGCGGGCTTTGCGGTCGGGATTGCGGCAGTTGGCCGCCACGCTCATTGAAGGCACGGACGGCCAGCGCCATGGAGCGCAGGGCTTCGGGCTGGATCAGCCATTCACGGGATTGCAGGAGCGGATTCACGCCCCGTCCGCGATGTCAACGCGGAGCCGGATGGTTTCCACAGCATGTCCACCGGCACACCGTATTTCAGGGCGGTTTCCAGGATCATTTTGGCGTCGGTTGCGCGGCGCTCGATTTCCTCGCCAAAGTCGGCACCCAGTTCCGCGTAGTGGTCGCTGAGCGTCTTGAGTCCCATTTCCACGTCGGCGCGGTTCTGTTGGGCTTCGCGGCCCGCGTCCACGGTGATCCGGCGGGGTGGCACCGAAGTGATTTTCCACCATCCGGCGACGGGCGGCAGCAGGCCGCGGTCGATGGCATCGCCGATCACATAGGCCCACACCGGTTGGATCAACCGGCGTTCGAGAATGAGCTGGCGGAACGAGAACCGGCGATCCGCCTTGGCGACGATGAGTCTGACACCCGCGCCGCCGATCTTGCTGGAATCCGCCGCGAACTCGAATGGGATCACTCCGAGCGCCGCGTCACGGCGCAGGTGTTCCAGAAAGCCGGTGAAGGTGGGCGACGGGCGGTTGGATTGGAAGCTGTCCAGCGATTCGTCGGGCTTGAGGGCGACCAGCTTGCCGCCGACGATGCGTTGAAGCGTGACCGGGTCGCTGGCCTCGCCGCCGGTGTTGCCGCCGCCAACCACGAAATCACCGTTGTCGTCGATCTCGCCACGGGCGGTCTTGAGCACGCGGGCCACGTCGGCGTTGTCCTTGACCGCGTGTTTCTCCAGGGCGAGCAACTCCATTTCATCGAGCACATGGTTGATCGAATGTTGGATCGTCGGATGGGAGCGAACGCCGCCGGCCCATTCCGGCTCGTGGATGTGAAGAATAGCCTCCGCCGGGAGATCGCGGACTTTCCGGCCATCCTCCAACACCCGGTAGAATACCGGTGCGCCCCACGCGTCGAGGCCAACGCCGTCGATGGTTTCCTTGGACCCGAACTCGTCGCCGATCCGGTGGGACTCGATCAACTGGATGCGCGGCTCGCCCTCGCTGTCACGGGTCTTGTGGATGAAATACTCGCCGTCGATGTCCATGCCCCGGCAGACGAGCGACTGGCATTCGGCAAACGAAAACCGCCGCGTCACCTCACAGCGGGCGGCCCACAGGGAAAAGAACTCCTCGGCCTTGCGGTTCCACTCCGGGTTGCCCGACTGTGCCTGGACGCGGATGCCGTCGCCCGTGGAATAGATCGCCATGTTGGCGACCAACTCCCTAACGAATCCGCTGTTCTTGTGAAGGTAGCGCGCCTTGCGGACCAGCTCGGTGCGCACGCCGGGAGTGAGTTCGTTGCGGGCGTCGCTTGGCGAAGCTCCCGGCACCGCACCACGGCGGGGCGACCAGTTGGCCGCTTCATACGGCGACCCCCACGCCTTCGGAACGAGGACGGGGGGCAGCAGAAGGCGGGCGATGGATTTGAGGCGGCTCATTTCGGGAGGTATCCGGCGATGTAGGAGGCACTGGTGATGCGGGCGCGGCCGTAGGTTTCGGGGTCGAGAACCCGCAGCGCGTGCCCGCATTCCTCAAGCACCTGATCGACCGGCATGGTGAACTGCTTGGACACCGACGTTTCCGCGTCGTTCCAGTTCATGATGGTCTTGCCTTCCAATAGCAGTTCCTTCGCCCGCGCTTGGATGGCGAGAACCTCGCTGACGGTGAATCCGGTGATGAAGAGTCCTCGGGCCATGCTTCAATAGGATTGTCAACGGGGCGACTCCGTTTCGGAGGCATGGGCGCGGCGCATCTTCTCGGCATCCTCTGCGGACCAGCCCAATTTGTCGGGCATCTCCTGCAACAGACGATCCACGAGATACAGGGCGGCACCGAGCGTGTTATGTCGTGCGGCATCTCGCAAGGACGCGAGCACCTTGAGCGAACTGGCACGAATCACCGTCTCAACGACCGGTCCGATAGAGTCCGCCGGGAGTGTTTCCCGATTGGCGGTGAAGTCGTCGCGGGTGAATGGGGCTGTTCGTCCTGCCTTTGGATCGAACCATGTCGGTTGAAGATCCTCGCCATTGCCGAGCAGCCATTGGGGGTCAACCCCGGTGGCGAAGGCGAGGCGTTCAGTCGTTGCGGTCGAAAGGGTGTTATAACCCGCTTCCACGCGCTTCAGAAAGCCGTGGGACATCCCTACGATTGAAGCCAATTCGCGGGCATTGAGACCGAGGACGGAGCGCAACTGGCCGATGCGGGTGGTGGTGTTGATGGGACGTGGCATGTGTCGATCTGGTTGGAGTGTCGATTACTTGCCTTGCCAGGTGGCGTTGCTGCCCCGCGTGTCGATGTGGACGAAACCGGACGACGGATAGAAACCCAGACCGCCGGTGAACTTGCCGTCTTTGCGCCATGCCAGAAGAACCGCATACACAATGCCGCTCCGCACGCCATCGAAGGCGATGTCCAGGGCGTTGAACTGAAGGTGCTGGCTGAGCGGTGCCCCACCCACTGCCCGGTTGTAATCCGGCGAACGGTAGGAACTGAGTATCCGGCAGGGTTTGCCGAGGTGTCCGCGCAGGGCATCCACGATCCTCAGCGTCGGCACCAGGTTGTCCCACAGCTTGCGGGGCGGGGTCGAGTTCTTCACCCCCTTGCGCACGGCTGCGAAATAGCGGGTGAACTCGCCCGCGCCGAAGTGGCGGAAATTCTGGGCGTTGAACCAATCGGTGAAAGTGTCGGCAGGCATGGCTTACTTGGAGGTGCGGGGTTCGACGGTGATCTCGAAGCGACCGTCCGGATGGACCGTGATCCGGCCGTCCTTG